CCGAATTTATGACGAGAGAAGACGGCGAGAACCTCAGCATCGAGGGTTATTTCGCCGTTTTTAATAGCAACTATGATATAGGGTACGGCATGAGCGAGAGCATAGCGCCGGGAGCGTTCGACGGGACACTCTCGGACGATGTGAGAGCACTCATAAACCACGACACCACTTTAGTTCTGGGAAGAACCGCAGCGCACACGCTGGAGCTCAGACAGGACGAGCGCGGTCTCTGGGGACGCATAGCTATCAATCCGAACGACAGCGACGCGATGAACCTATACAACCGCGTTAAGAGGGGCGACGTGAATCAGTGCTCGTTCGGGTTTGACATTCTCGAAGAGGAGACCGAGTTCCGCGAGAATGGAGACATTCACTGGACTATAAAATCCGTGAAGCTGTACGAGGTCAGTTGCTGTACATTTCCGGCATACGAGGAGACCTCCATCGCAGCCCGTCAGAGAGACGCGGAGGAACTGAAAAAGAGAGCCCTCGAAGCATGGAAGGAAAAGCAGAGACAGAGATTGAAAGGAGAGTAAGCGATGGCACTCAGAGCGTTAATGCTGGGAAAGAAACTCAGCGCAAAGAAGACAAGACTCGAAGAGCTCCGCGCAAAGATGACAGAGCTCGAGACCAGAGAGGCAGAGATCGCTCAGGCAATCGAGGAAGCAGAGACCGACGAGGAGAAGGCAGCAGTCGAGGAAGCGGTCACAGCTTTTGAGACTGAGAAGGGCGACGTTACAAACGAAGTCGAGAGCCTCGAGACAGAGGTCAGAGAGCTCGAGAACGAGCTCGAGCAGATAGAAACACCGGCACCAGCAGCAGAGCCGGAAGCAAGATCAACGGCAGCAGAGCCGGAAACAAGAACAAGAGAGGAGATTCCACACATGAAGAAGAGATTCAGAGACTGGACAATGGACCAGAAGAGAGCATTCACAGAGCGCGAGGACGTTCAGAAGTTCCTCGAGACAATCAGAACAGCCATGAGAGAGAAGAGAGCAGTCACAGGAACAGGCGCTCTCATTCCTACAGTTATCCTCGATCTTTTGAGAGACAACATCGAGGAGTATTCAAAGCTCTATGGCAGAGTAAATATGCAGCCAGTAGCAGGCATTGCAAGACAGCCAATCCAGGGCGCAATCCCTGAGGCAGTCTGGACAGAGGTATGTGCAAATCTTAACGAGCTCGACCTCAGTTTCACCGGTATCGAGGTGGACGCCTACCGCGTGGGCGGTTTTTTCCGCGTGTGCAGGGCCACGATCAACGATACAGATCCGGTACTTACAAATGCACTCATTGAGGCACTCGGCCAGGCTATCGGCTACGCACTCGATAAGGCTATACTTTTCGGAACAGGAACAAAGATGCCGGTCGGAGTTGTTACAGCTCTCGCAGCAGAAACAGGCACACCGAACATCGTAAGCCATGCCGCAACCGTAACAGGTGCCGCACTCGTGAAGGCGCTCGTGCTCGATTCTGGAAAGATGAAGAGCAAATACAGCAGAGGCGCGAAGCTCTGGGCTATGAACGAGACAACATATACAACGCTCATCGCGGAGCTCGTAGAGGTTGACGCATCCGGCGCGTATGTATCAGCTGTTAACGGAGTTATGCCGGTAATCGGCGGCGATATCGTCGTACTCGATTTCATTCCGGATAATGTCATAATCGGCGGTTATTTCGACCTTTACCTCCTCGCAGAGAGAGAAGGAACAAACATCGAGACAAGCGAGCATGCGTTCTTTATCGAGGACCAGATCGCATTCAAGGGAACCGCAAGATATGACGGAAAGGTTGTCAGAACAGCCGCTTTTGTTGCTATCGGTATAAACGGAGTTACACCGGCAGCGAATGCAGTTTCATTTGCTCAGGACACAGCAAACACAACCCAGGGAACACAGGGGGAATAACAAGTCTCAGCATGAACAGAGTCGCATCAGCTGGGACATTAAAGAAAGCCCCGGAGACCGTGACAGCTGAGGAACCTCAGGAAGAGGAGACAAAGGAAGCGGAACCGGTAAAAGCGACAACGACAAAGAAGACGACTAAAAAGACGTCAAGCAAGTAAGGAGGGCGAAGGATGGCAGACTGGAACGAGACCGCAGCAACAACAGCGCTGACCATGGTCAAGACAGATCTCGGAATCCTGACAAGCACGCTTTACGACGACAGACTGGCTCAATACATAGAATCGGCACGCGCTGAGATAGTCCGGGAGGGAGTGAACGATCTCTCGGACAGCGTGGCCGACGTTCAGCTGGTCTCAGGTCTCGCGGGCTGGTTATGGAGAAAGAGAGACACCGGAGAGCCGCTGCCTCAGTTCCTCCGGTTTCAGATCAATAACAGGATTTTTTCAACAAAGGCAAAAACAGAGGGCTAACCATGGACGGAGTTATAAAGCTGGTAAAGTTAACAACAACGACGGACGAGCTCGGCTATCCGGTAGAGACTCCGACAGAGCGCGAGACGTTCTGCAGAGAGTTATCGGTCAGCCGTTCGGAGTTTTTCCAGGCAGGAAAGGCAGGGCTCACGCCTGAGCATGTTTTCAGCGTCAACGCTGCGGAGTATGAAGGCGAGAAAGAGCTTGAATACCTGGGGGAACGCTATCGGATATACAGGACATACCAGCCGGACGGCTCCGACTATATCGAGCTATACACGGAGTACAGATCGGGGGTAACGGATGCAAGTCAGGATTAAACCGGAACAGCTCCAGAGCGTGATCCAGCAGATGCTCCACGACATCCCGCAGAAATGCGATAACGCGATAGACAGGGCAGAGCAGACGGTCAGTAAAAAGGCCGTGCAGGAGCTGAAAGCAACCAGCCCGGTAAACGAAAGAAGCCCACGTTCCGGGACATACGCCAAAGGCTGGACAGTTAAAAAGACGAAGGGCGAGGCCGTGATCCATAACAGGACGAATCCGGGACTCACCCACCTACTGGAACACGGCCACGACATCCTCAGGAACGGCCGAAAGGTCGGCCACGCTGACGCCCAGGAACATATCAAGGACGCTGCGGACATGGTAGAGGAGGAAATGGTCAAGGAAGTAGAAAAGGAGCTCGACAATTTATGACAGAGGCAGAGATCAAAAACCTTTTAGCATCGACAGGGATCAGAACATACAGAGGACATGCGCCGGTCGGAACAAAGGTGCCGTATCTGGTTTTTAATATCAGTTACGGGGATAATTTCGGCGCGGACGACATAGTATATCAGAAAATCCCGACCGTGGAAGCTCAGCTTTACAACACGAGACCGGATCCGGAAACATCCGGAAAGGTCGAACAGGCACTCACAGACGCGGGGATCTACTGGACGGGCGACACCGCCGACAGTCCGGACGAGTCCCTGTTTATTAATATTTACTATTTCGGAGGATTACAAAATGGCTAACGATAACAAGGTGCATTTTGGCTTAAAGCGTGCCATGATCTGGCCGCTCACAGAGACCACAAATCCACAGACCGGCGAAGTTACTACATCATACGGCGCCGGCATCCCATGGCCGGGAGCTGTATCTCTTGATCTCGGCAATAATGCGAGCCAGGAAGATTTTTACGCAGACGACGGCGTTTACTACGTTACAAGCTCCGCCAGCAATTACGAGGGCGACTACGAGAGCGCAAGCGTTCCGCGTGAATTTAAGAAGGCTATTTATGGAGACATTGAGGACGCAAACGGCGCACTCATTGAGACCAAGAACGCAGTAACAAAGTATTTCGCGTTCGGATATGAGACATCCGGAGACGTAGGCGGACAGCGTACTATCTTTTATAAGTGCTCAGCAACCAGACCGTCAGCAAGCGGCGCAACTCTTGAGGATGGAACAGAGGTGCAGACTGAGAGCGTAACTATCAAAGCTATAGCAAGAGCGGACTCTGTAGAGATCGGCGGAGAAGAGAGAAACCTCATCCAGGCAACGCTCGTCAAGGGTCAGACCGGATATGAGACATTTTTCAACGCTCCATACGTTCCGGCAGGCGTTCCGGTCGTTCCGTCGGTAACTCTCCAGGGTTCCGCATCGGTAACAGCAGGAGAAACGATCCAGCTCGTGGCTCAGACAGTGCCGGCAGGTGCAGAAATAACCTGGACAAGCTCAGCAGAAAGCATAGCAACCGTTGATGAGTACGGAGTAGTCTCAGGACTCGAGGCAGGATCCGCAAACATCACAGCGTCGATCACTGTTGACGGCGTGACATACACGGACACTTGTGCCGTAACAGTTAACGCAGCATAGTAAAAGACCATATATCGGAAGGAAACAACCGAAGACACACGGGAGCCGGAAGAAGAGAACCGGCTCCCGC